ACGAAGACCACAAGCACGAATTATAGTCTGTACTATTGTGTGTTTTTCATTATAAATTAACATATTTGAACGCATACGCTCACAATCAATTACAGGAAGATACATTGCATATCCACATTTTGGAATATCACATAACTTATAACCATGACCTAGAAAGGTACAGTCTGAATTATAACGAAAGTTCTCATCTGCAAAGTGATAAACCATATCAATTTTACTCATATTCACTCTAATAGATTGAACATTGAATAAATCCTGAACATCAGGATGTATAGTAAGATTAATATCATCACCACAAATACACATAATCACATATCTTTTAAAACATACATAGGTATGATATATTGCAGGCATAATCAAATGCCACAAAACAACCATATCCATAAAGTTTTTAAATGAATTATCAGGGGTAGTAGAGCCTTGACCAGAAGGATTTCCAGCCTCTCTACCATAAACACTACCATCAACATTAACTAAAGGACTATGAGCAAGCTCATAATATAAATTAATAAGTTTAAGGCGGTTCTCCTCAGTGCGAAACTCAGGGGATAACATTTTAAAACGAAACTCTTGTATTTTTGAAAAACAGTAATCACGGAAACGACCGTCAAATTTTTCACCATCTAATTCAATAGTATTTGGAGCATTACCAAAACCACTCATCTTCTCATCTAAACGATGGAAACCACCACCAAGTAAATTAATACCTAAAGCGATAGAGTGCTGACAATTAGTAGCAATAAGGCGATTATTTTGATGTAAACATAACATACTATGAGCAACAACATGATTAACATCCATTGCAATTATAGTACGTACTTGCCCATTATCAACTTTGACTTTTGGTCTAACCTCCTCTTTAATAGATACAGAACATAAAGAACGTATATATTGGGGAGTAGATAAAACATTCCAGTACTGAACAAAAAATTCAGCATCCGGAGAGTTCCAATAATCAAATTTGAAAGGATATTTGTAAGTCCAAGGTAAACCGGGGGATTTATCCGGTTTTAACCACTCACATATATCTTCATAGGAAGTTATTTTACTATCACTCAAATAAGGGCCAAATTCATTTTCCAACCATGAACCAGCTATATCATATAATTTTTTAATTTCACCACTAAATGGATCCTCTACTCTATTGTAACGCATCAACGCAGAACAAGCAAGAGGTAACGATTTAGGAACAACAACATAACGAGAATATTTTGAGGGGAGTTCACCAACGGATTGAATATATTCATCAACATAATCATCATAATAATCAGGTGTTTTAGGATTAAAACATCTAAATATTGAACCGATATAGGGCAAATACTCGCCTAAATCAGGAAGATCACGTTTTAAAATACGAACAAAATCTGAAGGATAGGGGTCAAGGAGAGATTTAAGTTCTCCAGGCCCCCTTACGCTTTTAAACAGATTGTTGATGCATTATTATTAATGACACTTTCAAAATTTTTAGAATAATCAACATCAGTTTGATATGAAAAATCACATTTACCATTCGATAAAGAAGTGAGTTCCTCAGACCAGCTCAATGTAACGGGGTAAAACTGGGGTTTGGTTGATACATTAGTAGAACCAATACCATGAAAGCCAACAATTTGACCATCACTTTCAGCAACATAAACACCACCACAAGAACCAGAAACAGAGGAAGAATCATAATCTTGAACTAATATTTTTTTATCCTTACCTAAATATGTTGTAGCACCAGCTTTGCCAGTAGAATAACTTTCATTACCATTCAATAAAAAATGTAATGTTAAATTTTCACTAGCTTTAGCAGGGCGATAATTAAATTTATTATTCGTAAGTTTAGGACAACCAACTGGTTTGCGAAACCAAAGTTGATCAGGCATACTTTTACAAATATACGACTGAGATGACAACTCATACTCTTTATTATCAACAATAATACATAATTTTGCGGCACCAGAACACCCATGACGGGGAACTATTATATGCTCACGAGCAACATATGCGTTAACTTTAGATAATAAACCAGTTTTATCAGTCATAACAATTGTGTATAATTTTGGTTTAACACATATAGCAAAACCCGAACGAACTTGCTCAGCTTTAACAGTAGGCTTTTTCTTTTTTGCTGCAGATTTTTTCTCAAATATAACATCACCAGAAGGAACTGGAGGGTCACTACCATAACGGTACTCACTCTTTACACATTTTGAAGAAATCTCTTTAGCAACAATGACTTCACCTTGACTATTATAAACATAGTAACCTAAGAGGTTACCTTTATGATCACAAGCTCTTATAGGATAATAAACTTTCTTTGTGAAATCACTCTGTGGATCACCATAATAGTTTTTAATATAATCTATTACACTTCTACCAACAGGGCTATCTTCAGTCTGGAAATCATTCCATGGACCAGCGACGCTCCTATCAATGTCAACATCATTTTGATCATTAGCGTTTTTAATTCCGCTTATATTATGATCTTCACGATTTGAACTTTGATCTTTGGCATGTCTCACATCACGACGTTTATTATTTGCATTATGGTTAACTTTTTTCTTTTTACCACCTTCTACCTCTTTACATGGAGAACTAAAATATTTCCAAATCGAGTAGAAAGCAATACTCATAAAAGTAACACCAATAAAAACCTTCATTTTATTACACCAACAATATTCAAAGAAGGACTCAATATTATAATGAATCCAACCCATAAACATACAGCAGTGATGGTTGAAGGCTCGCCATAAACGATTTACAACGAAAAAAGAACCTAAATTTTTATACCCAATACCTGACTTACCATATTGTCCAGAGTTGAACAACTCTTGAATTTTAACAAGAGCTGGACTCGGAGGGGGAGCCTTAACTTCATCGTAGTTAAGAGCGTCATTTTTGCCGTTCTCACAGCTGGCGCAATAATTTGTACGATTAATATTAACAGGATTTATCTCACACCCAATACAATTGCCCCATGTGGGGCTATTATCATATACAACACGATCAAATACTAAAGGTTGTTTCTGGTCACAATCACATTTATCACTATGACCACGGTCGCATTGTGCAACCTTTCTCTCTTCATCTACTTCATCAGAGATATTTAATGAAATTAAATCATCAACCATATCAAGTAGAAAACCAGCATTTCGATATTCAGTTACCATAACAGCAATGATACGACTAATATCTTTAAACGACCCGTTTGAACACGCCATCGGCATCATACCAGCAAATATTAAAAATTTGCGTAGTTTTTTCCAACGGTTTTGAACCTTAATTTGTGCGGCTCGCTCTAACTTAGAACCAGCAACTTTACGTGAATATAAATAAGCAGCAATTAAGGCTGCTAACAAACCACCACACATAAGCTTTTCAAAATTTGACCTAGGGAGTCTAATACGTAATTTGGCCTTACCAAGTTGTATTACAGTATAATCGAAATAGGATTTAACAAAACAATATAATTTACAGAAGGCAACACTTACCATCAAAACAAGAATAGTATAATAAAAACTTATCATATTCATTAATGATAGGGAAGCCAACGCTTCTATAAAGAAAAACATTTATAAAAAAGAAAACAGAGAAACTAAG